AACAATGGATAATAATCGAGTCTATTTTATTCATAGCTTTCTTCTTTATTTTGATTATTAATTGTAATTGGTCTACGTGGTGGAGTTCTCCGGCTGCATTCGCTGTCCGGTCTATCACATCGGTTGTGTTCTGCATCCTTTAAGGCTAATTCAAGCTCGTAGTATTTGCGCATCCAATTTTGTGCCTCTGCTTGTGCGGTTCTCCACTCCCGGTAAATCGTATCTACTTTCTCGTCTCGTTGTTTTAATCGTTCGTCGTACCGTTCAATCTGCTTGTTTAGATTGTCAATGATAGAAAGTAAATTTTGAAGTTCCATAGAATCCGCCGTAGCCTTTTCTTTTCTAGCGTTCGTTTTACGATTCGCTAGAAAAGTAACAGTAAATCGGATCGCCTCTAATCCTCCTAACGCTCCTATGATTTTTAACCATTCGTCCATATTTTTACTTTATGTATTTCATATAGCTTTGGGTAGCTCTTATTCTACCGATAAAGCTTTATTAACCGCTACCTGAACAAAAGCGACGAACCCCGTACTCACATATTTTTTAATACTTTCCGCCTGTTCGGGAGATACTTCTACTTCACCGTTCTTGTAGATGTTTTGAGCTAATTCCAACTCACCCAAGTCGGCAGTTCTCTGATAGATCGCATTGCCTAACATTTTTGCAATATCGACGGTACTGTTATTCCCTTCGATGTCTTTTACTTGAATTTCTCTAAAGTCTATTTTCATAATTATGTGATTTAAATATTATTACCAAGTTGCACTAAATAAAATTCCATTTTTAAATTGTAATACTTTAGTTCGTGTACTCCCATTATGCCATACTTGGGCGATTTCAATATATTCATCAATCCCTCTTCTGCCATCAACTACAATACCACCATCAATAGCAAGTGCTATATTATCTCGTCCTCCGGTTACGCTAATAGATACGCCCCTGTTTATATCATAAGGTCTTGATCGGTGATCGTAGAATCTTCCTAAATAATCGACTCCTAATGTACTAAATGGACCAACAATCACTTGTCTATTGGGACTATTAAAACCAATCATATTGTCGTAAAGAAACATTTCGTTACCAGAATTTGTGCCACTAACAGAACCCGTTCCGATGTGGGTGTTGGATATTTCAAATCCCGCTATTGTTCCCTTTGTTGCGGCTAAATTTGTTACTTTCAAGTTATCAACGTCGATAAAATCCGTTACAATCTTTCCGTTGCTGATAAACGTCTTATTCCCAATCAACATCGCACCCGTTGCAGGAAGTGACAATTTACCGTCTGCTGTTAATTCAAGTCCGGTTACATTGTGCTTAATTGAGCCGCCTTTTAATAACCAACCCTGCGTTTTTGACAGATTACCAACGAATAAACCCGATGTTCCTAATATATCAATCGTTGCATTTTGGGCTACTAACAACTGCGTAGCGACATTTATAAATTCGTTAAACAAAGTCCATTTCGTTACATCGAAAGAAGAACCGGAATTATGATCCGCACGACACGAATAAGTATTACCGTTGTAGATGATAGTATCTCGATACTGCGTGTTGTTAACATAGTTGGTGTTTGCTTTCCACTCACCGCGCGGACGGATTAGAGCACCGGGAAGCCCGGTTGCCCCAGTTGCACCCGTATCACCCTTATCGCCTTTATCTCCTTTGTCGCCTTTGACACCCGTTTCTCCCTTAGAGACATATTTAAGCCAATCAGTAGAATTGTCTGTTGGTTCTTGGATTGTTTTGTCTGCAATACATATCCATGTACTGCCATTGCATACAACTTCATCATAGTACCAATATGTGCCCGGCGTCCATACTCCTTTGAAAGCAGGTACGGGAACTTCGGTTATACCGTCGTTAGATAATTGCTTGATAGTCCCGGTCATATACACATTGCGAAGATACGCACTATGTCCGGTCATTTCGATACCAAACAATTTCAAGTTAGATAAGTCGCCCAACTGCATAGCGATCATTTCCTTTGAAATCTCCCAACCGTTTACACCTGTCAGGTAACGGACATAGCTTTGTGTCGAGTAGCTCGATTTTTGCCGCTCTTTGTTTGTGAAGTTACCATACGAAACGAAGTGCATAGCCTTGCAAGGGTGTGCGGTTGTACCAGAACGAAGCGCATATTTAAACGTGGAATCACCGATCTTTTCAGTAATACGAAAATAAGCGGTTTGAAATCCGGTTGAGTCGTTGAATATACCTTTGCAAATATCATCTACCTCTATTTCTGCTATTTCGCCCGGTTCGAGTTTAAGGTAGATAATCCGATTTGATTCGTCTATACGTTCGATGATCCCGCCGCCCGGAGCGTTCCACTCTTCACCCGAAACGATTGATACGCGGTTGTAGCGTAATTCAGGAACTTCAAGGAAATCACGTAGACGAAGAGATTTTGCATCTATATGACCGTCTTTGCCGATTAACCAACCGATTAAGCCTTCTGTGTAGTCATTTGAGGATATATCACCGGAAAAAGTCGCTGATTTGGCAATCAGTTTATCAAGAACGTTGAGTATTTGCGTTGTTACCGTCGTTGCGGTTAACGTATCCGTAGAAATACCCTTCGTTACGTCTAGCCCGTTATCAACGATTAAACCGCCTAACAACTTGATAAGAAATTGCGTTTCGTCTGGGGCGGTTTTGGATAAATACGAGTCTTTTAAAGCATCGATAGCCGCATCTAGTTCCTGCCTTATGCGCAAAGAAGAAAACGTATTATCGTCGGTCAGTGCCGTATTATTATCGGTCAGAGCAATAATACGAGACTTTATTTCAAATAGGGAACGAAGAGACGAAAATACATTGTTATCGGATGATGTACGCCCATCGTCCATCTTTAATACATCAAGATCAACGCCACCGCCATTTATAGGCGTTGGCGTTGTTGTACTAATACTTACCGAACCGGAATTGCGTAAATACTTATTCCGAAACGAATGAGGCACTTTCTTATTTTCTACTTCTATCATGTTTCTATTAATGATACGTTACAACTTTCATTTGCGTAATCAATACTCATTTGATCTACTATCATTTCTCTTTTGAGGGAATTTTCGTAAATCCTAGACAGTATCGAAAAGCCACGATTCAAATTATTACTGTATCTAAATTTAGGAGCTTTATAATGTGTATAAAACTTGTCTATTAGTATTTGTTCCGGCAATACATTTTTATCGTGCAACGGACTATATACCGTTTTTAAATAATCAAATTTATCCCCTGATTTGGTAGCGCAATTTGAGTAAGAAGAAATGTTTTTTGCGTTTGAGTTGATTAATAGTTCGATGTCGTCCATTTCTGTTACATTATTGTCGTTTATCACGTTGCTGTAAACTACGTCGGAGTCGTCAACTGCGTTATTAAATATATCGTATGTAACTTTATTGTTAGTATACTTAAACGTGAAATCGGATATATGAAATGCAGTACAAGGATGACAGCCCCCATCCGTTCGATACATAGGATATTTTCCTAAATGATTCGGAGTGCTTAATTCAAAGCGTATCTTTTCGCATAGTATTTTATCATCTGGAAGTTTAATCGCGACTCCGTCCGTTGAGTCGTACAGATTAAATCTATAACTAACAGTATTCGTTAATCTCTTTTCATCATCGAAAACTTTATCACCTTCTTTGTTTATATGAACCAAATAGAAACCATCTTTAAGCGTACATTCGTCGTGATACCATTTTTCGACAAAAATATCTTCGCCGTTTTCCCTATACGCATAAACCTTATTGCTATCGGCGAACCCGCCGGAAGCCTTTTCGCCGCTAGCTGAATCATATTCGCCCTTGCTTACAAATCTCCAATCTCCAAATGCATCCTTATATCTATACCATGTAGCCCCTCGATAAGTTAAGTTGTGCGTGATTTTATAATAGCCTCGATTTACTCGATCCGTATAATACTTTTGATTTCTCCATACTTCACCATCATAATAGTAATCATCTATATATAATTTGCAAGGAACCATCGTATTATCAAATCCGGCGCCATATTTTGTATTAGAGTATACTTCATCGGACGTTTTTATTATATCGTTCGGAAGAAAAGAGCCGGACATTCTATAAGCGATATTTATTATGAAATATCCTCCTTTGAATAAAGAATACTCTCCGTTTTTCAATGTTAAAAGAGTCTTTCGAGAAGCACTAATTATATTATACGCTTGCAGGAATGAAACGCAGGTTTTCCAACTTAAAGAAGACGGTTCCCCGTCCTCTGTTATGTAGTCGCTGTACTTCTGCCATACCACACCGGAATATATATCATTAACGTTGTCGATAGTCACTTCAACACCTTCTGCCGGAATATCAAGAAATGAAAAGCTCGGTATCAAATACCCCCAATTACTATTAGATTTAAAAAACGAATTAAGAAGGGTGTAATTCTTTCCGTCTATATCCCTACCAGATATATAATATTTATTGGGATCGGAGTTTTGATTTACTATATCCTTTTCGTCGTCGAGCAACTCCGGGCATAAGTTGGTTATCTGATTCATATTAGCAACAACAGATACTTTATTATACACATCACCAAGCGATATACTTCCCGCGCTTTCAGATACGCCAATATTACGCACATTCAATAGTGCGGAAGGGATTGTTATACTTTCACATGTATCGCTTATTCTATCATAAACGAAAAAATGAAGCTCGTCGTTTTTGATAAAATCATAGTCGATCATATAATAAGCATCCTGATACTGAATGAACGTCATACCGATATATTTAGAGATTTCTTCTAAAACATCTCTACTATTCATCGGCTCGTTAGCTTCATCAAAGAAGTTTCGTTCATGTATATAAATATCTTCTATCAAAGAAGTAGAAACATCTTTCGAGATTCTATTAGTTTTTTGAAAGTACAATTTGTTTAGAATCTTTCCGGGATCGGCAATATCAAGAATGTGCATTATTACATCTTTGAAACTTTTAAAATAGACCTCGGAAGAATTAATATAAGAGTACTTCTTATTTTCCAAAACGGAAATAGTATCGATTGCCTGTATCTCCACTATATTAAGCGGAGTTATATAATCGCTCGAATATAAATTTGGACTCATATATCCAAACCACTCTAAAACATCATCGGTTTTATTATACAAACGAACTTCTATATTTTGCCCTTCGGCTGTATATAGGTCTGATAAAATCTTATCTGTCAATATGCTTGTTACCGAATTAGACATTTTCAACGGCTTGTATAGAGTGTCCGATTCATACTCAACAGTAAACGGGCTATCTGTTAGGGTGAGTTCTTCGGAATACGTTGCAAAGACCGTATGAATTTCAATTCTATACGTCTTGTCTTTCCTGCTCTTAAACTCTGAATAATATCTTAGTTTCATCTTACTTTACTTTTCTGATTATAATGATTACTCAAAACTCCTTCTAAATCTCTTCCATGTATGCGAAACGTTACGTTTGCGGGCTGATTTCCATTTTCTGCAGACGGTGCAATCTTTTGCGATAAGGAGCCATATAAACCGCTATTAAGCATTTGAAACAAATTACTTTGCTGTGATCCGTTTAGAATCATCTCGCCTGAATTGAGTAAAGCCGGAACTTTATCGCCTGTGAATGATGTGCCAGGCACAATACCACCCGTTGCGAATTTAGGAATACTAGCCATTGCAGCGACGACGGCAGCAACGGCGGCTCCCGCCAATAACCAACCGACAACGGGCGTTTCCGCTGCGGAAGCTACGCCGCTAACTACTGCTTCGGTCTGTTTCGCAGTTATTAACGATTGAATAGCCGGAATAGCCTGCGCAATACTGGATATAACATTTGCGCCCCATTGAAGATACGCCGCCGCACTTTCATTGGTTATTCCAGATAAAGACCCCATAATACTACCAACTGCAGATAGAGATTCGGCATACCTTTCATTCATGTCTATATCTTCTTTTTTAAAAAGTGGATCATATTTCGGCAACTTTAAGTTTTTACCTTCTTTCCCATGAGTAGGAACTTTATCTTTATACGTTGGTTTTACCGGAAGAGACAAAGCGCCGTCTTTCATTTCACCATGAGCACTTTTGAACGTTTCTTGCTCTACAACAAACTTTAAACTTATCCTCTTTGATTCGAGTTCATTAATTGTTGCTTGAATGGCGGAACGTGCTTGCATGTCGGTTTCAGCAATAAGTTTTTTATTTTGCTCTGCGATTTGCGTGTCATACCAAGCGATAGAGCCCTCTTTCGGTTCTTCCTTTGGCGTTTTCCCGCCCATTCCTGACTGTGAAGCGCGGTTCGCCGCTTTCGTCATACTAGATAAATTCCGTCCCGCCGCCTCTGCTGCCGTTGCAACGTTTATTAAATTCTGCAACCATTCATCACTCTTCTTTACTAAAATCGCGTTATATTGTATTGCATCCTGATACTTCGATAACATCGGGCTTATTGCCTTACTCAATGCATTTGTATCTGTTGTTGTAACCGTGTGCACATTCATTCCAGAACCCACCGTTTCGTAAGTTGTGAATTTGGCTTTTAAACGATCGTATTCATCTACGAAGTCTTTATACTGTTTCGCTAATTGTGCCTTTTGTTTATCGCCTACCGAAGATACATCTAATCTCAACACTTTATCTATATCTATTGCCGAAACATCTACGCCGTCAAGTCCTATTGCCGCCTTTACCATTGCTTGTAATGCGTTTTGACTTCTTTGTTTATATTGTCCTACGATTTCCTCTTGGTCTTTCAGCGTCTTGTCTAATAGTTCCCTAGCTGCTTTCTTTTGCTCTTCCGTTGAATCCTTATCTTTTAAGATAGTTATTTGTTCTTGTATGGTTGCTTGATTCTTTGCATCAAAATAAGAGAACGACATTTTTGTATTTCCTAATTGATCCATCGCGCTGTATGCTTCGCGTGCTAGACGTATAGTTTCGGTTAACCCGTTCATGAACGGCGTCCAGTCTCCACTACCGATAGAGTAGAAAAACTGGTCTACGCCACCTTTTAAGCCGTCCATAGTACGGGCATATTCATCTCCTAGCGTCTGACTGCTATTCATTACTTTATTGAAACCCTCCGAGGCAGTTACAGCAATACCAAGAACCCCGGCGAACTTCATAACTCCCGATACTGCAACGCCGGACATTTTAGAAATGTCGCTTTGAAAAGCGTTTACATTCTTCTTCGACTTATTTAGATTTGCGTCAAAGTCATTCGTTTTAAGCAATAATCTTGTTACTATATCAGACATCTTTATGCGTGTTTAATTGTGATTCTACTTCTTTTGCTTTAGCTCGTAATCGTTGCATCTCTTCGTCCGTTACGCTCGTATCTTTCTTTTCTTCTTCATCCCACGGGAACCGGAGTATATCGGTTTGCTTTAGCGTTTTAGTGCTATTCGATTGCGCTATAATGAAACCTAGCAATCTAGTTTGTTCCCACGCTTCCCGATTACGTCGATTCAATCCGTCTATAAACGATTCAACCTCGATAAAGTCCATTTTATCGAGGAAGTAATCGGGAGCGATTCCGCCCTCACCGACAACGCGCGAATAAAGTTCGCGTATACTTACGGCTTTCGTTTCCGCGTCGTCACCTTCTTTTTTTTTACGTCATTTCCTGCCGATTGCGAACGTAGTTTGATTTCATCCAAAATAAATTCTTTGAATTGTTCGAATAGCGTCAAGTCATTTTCGCATAATTCGATAAATTCCTCAAATTCCATTTTGAACAATTCCTGATTAGAGGCAAGCAGGAACGAATAAAACAAAAGAAACTCGTCTAACATCTTCCCGAACTGAAACGGATAGCCGGATATAGATTCGAACACAAAGAACGCACGAAGCGTATATTTCAAAGAAAAATCTTTTCCGTTAAGTGATATTGTTTTCATTGAATAAGTCGTTTAGAGGGCGGCAAAACACCGCCCGTAAGTTATTTACTAGCTGCTTCCTTTGCAAGCGGTCCGGTTCCTTCGAAACTGATTGATAGTGTTGCTTTGTCACCATCCGGCGCATTTGCTTCTAGCGAAGTGATAACCGCACTACCTGTATATGCGCCTTCCGCTAGCGTCCATCCGGCGGCGGGCATTTCGTTTACGTCAGGATTGCCAACAACGCCAAATTTCAAAACAACAGGTTTATGCGCCAAGAACAAAGCGAATAGTTTATCGTAGCTATTCGCATCTGCATCCGCGCTAAATACGTTTTCACTGGAAGCGTTCCAAGAAAGTTTCTTGATGTCCTTCTCCGTCCAGATACCCGAATCTTTACTTTGCGTGTCGATTGTTTCAGCCGAAAGCCCCAATTTGCAAGATGTGGCAAGTGCGATGGCTTTACCGTCGATGAATAACATTAGGTCTTTTCCTAACACAGATTTTGCTTTACTCATAATTTTATCGTGTTTTAGTTAATTATTCAGTTTTAAATGAGAATACGAGGCTTTGAATAAAAGTATCTTCTATAAAATCCTCATTCGCGCTAATTAGTTTAGAATCGATCACATCGAAGTTATCATAACTTCCTCGTTTGTTTTCGAGTGATTTACGTACCTCTTCCGCGATTGTAACAGAGTTCAAATAGTTATCACTGGCGACAACGATCTCAACCGAAACAGTGTCACCCGTGCCGTACCTATCTTTCGTATATTCCGGCGTTAAGGAGTTGCGTTTGTAGATCACAAACGGAAAAGATGTTTCCGTTTTGGTCGAAATCGCATATATTTTATCAGAAACCAATTTTGCCAACTCTGTAGAGTCGCTTAATTTCTTATATACGTGTGCGCCTATTGATAAACTCATTTCTTTTTATTTGCTACTTTCATTATAGAATCAATTATATTTTTCTCTAGTGAGCTCTCTGCTTCTTTCTGCTTCGATTTGACCGCATTAGAGAAGAAGTGGGAAGCATTTATAATACCCCTATTCGCTCCTTTTTTGGTAGCTCGTTCTTTTGTTCCTGATTCGAACCATTTCAGCATATAGGCGCGTGATCCCTTTTTGCGGCGGTCGATCAAGTCAACCCGTGCACCGGAAGCATTGCGATAAACTGCTACGTTTATTTCGTTCTTTAACGGTTTGAACGATACGCCATTCTTAGAACTGCTAAATTCTGCATCAGTAACAGCGGAAACTAGATTTTCCTGTGCCTGTTTACGAATGATAAGAATCGACTTTCTAAGAGCGGAGGAAATTGCCTTCTTTGCTTCTTTATCGTTCAACCGTTTAAGTAGTTCGTTTACTCGCGTTGCATCCACTTCGACGCGATACAAGTTGCGCCCGGTGTAATTGTCGTTACTCATTGATTACCTCCGCTTCTATAACCGTTGCTTGTTGCTTCCGGTCGTGATTGATAGATAGAATCTTGTATTTCTGCCCGTCGTATTCGATCCTCATTTTAGCGTTGATCTCTTTACAGATGCGAATCATTATCGTATTAACGGTCGTATTATATATCTCGCCGTTCGCTTCTTTACGTGCACCCGACTTAAAGCGAATGTATGCGCGTTTATCGAATACTTTCACCCAACTTTCAGACGTACCGCCCAGATTATCGCGCTTTGACTCGCTACGGTAAAAAGCGATCATTTCGTTTAATAATCCTGCTTGCATTACGTATATCGTTTTAAAGGTTGCAGTAATAGTTCTATGTGCCCCGGAATAACTTGCGGAGTGGCAAATATTACCGATTCACGGTTTGCGTAGTAATTCGCTATAAGGATGCGGATCGCGTGCCAGATACGCCGATCTATTTTTGCGTCCTTAACGTAGGTATCTAGCGGATTATTTAGATACGATTCGATAAGAAGTTGAACGGGTTCGATAAGCCCGGTTATATACGCGTCGTCCGTGTCGAAATCAATATTTAAATGCTGTTTGAGTTCTTCGAGTGTTACGTATTGTGCCATATTGTATAAATTAGAAAGGGCTAGAGCCGAAGCCCCAGCCCTTTAATGAATGATAGGTTATAGGATTAGGCAGAAGCTTTTTTCTTTGCGATGGCAAAGGCTTCCGGGCGAGCTACAACAATATCATAATCAGTATTCAACACAAAGTTTACGACATTACTTTTCGCTCCGGTATACGGGTCTATAACTAAATCCATATCGCCGAACTGACCGATAGCAGCGTTGGAGAATACACCGAATCCGATAGAATCGGCGTCCATGTAGTTAGTAACAAGAACCGGATAACCGTTCACCATACCATTTTGGCAGATCATTTCAGCAGCCCCCGCCGCTTTGGGAGTGGATTTCAAAGCACCATACACCTTTGGAGTGCAAACATAGGCAGCTGTACCGTCGGTTACATCTACGCCCGCATCCATTACGGTAGATTCAAGCGAAACAATATCCGCAAATGTCAACGCGTTTGTATATTCAACATCTGGTTTTGCCTTTACAAACACGCCGTTACTTGCACCAGACAACGCAGCCCCCGAAAACATCCATTTGTTCAAAGTACGGGCAACACCAAGCGAAATTTGTTTTAAAACTACGTCCTGCAAAGAGTAGTTCGTTTGGTTGATCGCACGCTTAGACACCGGGATAGAAATAGATACACGTTTGGGTGAAGCCTTGATTTTGTCGATATTCAATTCGGTATCGGTAACCGCAACGTTTTCACCCTGAATTGTTGCTTCAACAGCCGCCAATGTTGGGAAAACAAGGTCACCTACAAGCCCGCTTTGCATCTTGATACCTAGTTTATCAATAATCAAGCCTTTTTCTAACGGTTCAATGATTTCACCGATTGTAACAGGAACCATGCTAGCCGCATCGGTTGTATCTGTAACAGTCACCGCACGTTCTACAACTTTAATACCGCCTTCCGATACTACTCCGTTGTATTCTTCCAAAGAGCGATGATTAACGACGTCAAAAACAGCCTGTGAAAACAACACGCGACGGTCTGACACCAGTCCCGCGTTAATATCTTCAAGCGCACGGCGTTCGACTTTCATTTCCAAAAGTTCTTTCTTTGTTTTTAACTGCTCGAACTGCTCTTTCTCGCTTGCGTCGAGTGCTCTTTTTTCCGCTTCTGCTTTATCCAACATAGCGCGCATCTGCTCTTTGTATTGAGCAATAGTTTCAAATTCTTTTCTCATGTTTTAAATTGATTTGCGTAAATTATTAATTTCATTTAGATAGTCTTTATTCTCGCCGGACAACTCCGCTATCGTATCGTCCATACTCCGCACCGTTACATCTGTACCATAAAAAGCAGGATCAACAACGGGAGATATATCGGAAATCCGATCAATCATGTGTACAGTACGAAGCAACAACCCGTCTTTCATTGAATAGGAAACTTTTGTTTTATCCTTTTCATTTAAAGCATACGCAAAAGACGAACCGAAAATATCACCGCGTTTAATCATTTCTACGGCGAAATCTCCATCGGGAGTACTAGGAGCCTCAAACCTGTATTTTAATCCGTAGTCGTCAAGTTCAAGCGACAAAGTTCCCGCACCACGATTAGAACGAGCTAACAATCTCTGTTTATTATGATCTAACAGAGCTTTAACATCACAACTACGCAATAACTCTTCCGTTATAGCTCCCTTTTCGATCACCTCAACAAAAGCGCGTTGTTTTTCCCTGTCGTACAATACACGGCTTTCTTGTCCGAATACAACCGCATAACCTTCGATTATTCTTCCATCTCCAACTTTAGGAGCACCTAACTCTGTATAACTTCGTATTTCCATATTTTGCAAATATCATTTTACTATATGTTTGTTTCTTCGTTTTTGGGTAGCTCTACTTTTTGACTAGCCGCCTCGATTGGTTGAACGTTGCAGGAGATAAACACTTTGTCGCCTCCTTCAACGGGCGGTTTTCCTAAAGCCCTACGAGTATCATTCGGGGAATGAGCTCCCATTTCTTCCAAAGCTTTATAATAGCTTGCTTGTGTCGTTAAATCGGTTTGATATAAGCATGACAAATCAAATGAAATACTATATAAGTGAGCGACTGAATTAGGAATCAGCTTGTAATTAAATTCAGCCTCGATTTGTTTCAATATTGGTTGCAGTGTATCAGTTAAAAAAGAAACATTGCTCATTTCAGAAGCTTTGTAATTAGTAGATTGTCCGGCAAATACTTTATCTGGGTGAACTCCGTAAAATCTACATATATCAAGAATACTGAATTTCTTTGTTTCCAATAACTGCGCATCAACCGGATTTATAGAAAGTTGATGAAATCCAACATCGCCGGGAACTGAAATAATGTCTCTTCCTGTGTTTAGTTGTTCCTCTATGCGATCTCCAACCGTAGAAAGTTGAATATCCGTCATACCTGCACCGGGCAACCCTTTATTTATCTCTTTTGCACCGGAAACAAGCCCCTTTATTTTACTTCCATTCTGAAAGGTTCGTAAATTCTGATTATCTGCACTCGCGGCTATGGAAAAGATACGGCTAGCGTACATTATTGTGCTTACTCCTGTATACCCCCCGTCCAAACTATTATTTTTAAGATGGATTATTTCGTAGGATTCAAAACGCCCATATATCCGGTTATATGGATCAGAAATAATATAAACATCATTCAATTTGTCATAGGTTACTGTATTATTTGCGCATAATACAAGCTCGCTGACACTACCGAACTTTCGACGGATAACGATGTAGGCGTTTCCTTGATTTACGATTTGAACAACCATATTCCTAACCATTTCAAAACTATTCATTCGTCGGTTAGGCATACGGGTTAATATCGTATATAAATCGTTTTCCTCGTCTGGTGAGAAATATCCATCTTTTTTCCGTTTAATTATAAGCGGTAAAGACGCGATAGTCCCCGAAAGAATAGAAGTACATCTATATGCGGCTGAAAGTTTCATTGCTTGATTACTGTTATGCACATCTATTGGCTGACCGGGTAACGATGGTAATCGGGAGTTTATCGCCGCATCTTTATCCGTTGTGCTCATCTCTGCATTTAAGGCGCGTTTTTGCGTCTTTGAACGTCCCAATTCAAAATTAAAAGATAGTTTCATTATACCTCCATGTTATTAAATAAGTAGAATGTCATTAGGTTTGTTATAGTCGAATCAATCTTCGCGTTATGCGTTTTTTTGACTGGCTTCTTATTCATGTTCCGATCTTCGTCTAATACCGCATTACTAAAACAGTACGGCGTAATCGGATTAGGGCTAAAGGTGAGCTTACTCCGATACAAAGCAAGTTCAAATGATTCAATAGGGCTTGTAAACGTTCCGTATGTCTGTTTAACAGGCTTAATATATTCACTCGCACCGCCTACGGAATAAGTAAGAAGATTTACAAATTCAGCCGATTTATAAGGATCATAGCCAACTCCCATGATTTGTAGATACTTTGCACGCGCAAGTATATCGTTTACTATTTGCTGATAGTCGATAATATCACCGTCACAAAGAATTAAATAACCCGCTTTCGCCCAACCTTCGTAAAGTTCCCGATTCGGATGATCTTTCAAAGCTCCTTCCGGGAAATAGTAGTCCGTATGCGAATGAAAAGAGCCGCTTTCTTTCGAATAGATATTATAAGTAACCGAAGAGAAGTCGTCTCGAACGGACAAATCAACCGCCACCATCGTAAGCGGATAAGTACCAATATTTTCTATTCTAATATCTTTGAATCGTTCTTCGATCTGCTTTGCCTCAATCCATTTTGTTGTTTGGTCGGTAGTAAATACGTTTAGTAACTTTGTTCGAAATTCCAGTGCATCCGGCGCGCTATATAGTGCTTTTTGATACGCGTCTATATAGAAATCTTCATAAACGGTTATACCCATGTGTGGTTGTACCTTGCGCCACGTTGCCGGATCGCCTTCCTCATCGTCTACGTCTGGCTCAAAGATGTGTGCAAATATGGAATCATTTTCAATCTCACCTCGTAGGATCGCTTTATACATTTTGAGCATTTCAACGAATGGAGCCGTTTCTTTATCGGATGCGGTCGTAATTACTACGGTTAAAGGGTTGAGCCGTGCGCCCATTGAGGACGTTAAAACGTTCTTCAATGCGGCGCTATCGGCTTGTGAATACTCGTCTACTATTGCCATGCTTGCGTTAAGTCCGTCTAATTTATCCGGGTTAGAGGCAAGGCAACGGGCAAAAGAGGTTTTTCCCTTTATGCGGTTATATATGATTTCTCGATTAATTTTGAAGTGTCTAAACTTCGGATCGAGAGACTTTAAAATATTACGTATTTCATCAAAACAGACTTTCGCTTGATTGTATGAGTTTGCAGCAACGTATGTTTGTGCGTTCGCATCACCGAACAACAAATCGTTAATCGAAAGACTCGCTACACTTGTTGTCTTACTGAATTTACGCGGAACGAATAGAAGAGCTTCGCGAATCAAACGCTTGTTTGTGTCAGGCTTGTAAAACGCGAGAATATTAGAGAACTGAAACACCTGTATCGGAGTCAGCTTGTATCTAGTCTTTCCCTTTGTGCCGGAGAATTTCAAACGCTCGTAGAACGTGACGAACTTCTTTACTTCCTTGATCCGAAATTCGTATTTATCGAGGAAAACAAAGAAGCGGCGAACGGCTAGCAACTCGTAAAGGTTGTGCGCGTCCGGATTGTTAATACAACCTTTGATATACACATTTAGTCTTTCGTCTGCCTTGTCTAGCTTATACGAATCAACGTCGATGTTATGCAGATCGGAGACAACCGACTGCTTTAACGCTATCAGTTTATCTCTATTCTCCTTGTTCATCGCGATCTATTTTGTTTACTTCGTTAATCAAGTCGTTTACTTCGTCGTCGTCAGATGCAGAAAGCGTTTGAAAGGTCAAACCAAGTTCGCGTAATTGTTTGCGCGTTGCTTCGAGTGCATCGAATAAAACTTTGAAAGCAGGATGCGCCGTGAGTTTATCATTATTTTCGCGGGACACTTCTTTCACGTATGACTTCATACGCTTCTTTGAAATATCGTTTAGTGCAATTTGAAACGCCATATATGAACCTGCGCAAAGAGTTATACAGAGGTCTAAATCTTCCGTATATGTTCCCTGCGACTCCATCGCGGCGCGAATCTTTTCTTTTATGTCGTCCAAATCACACATTTTTATAGGCTTTTTGCATATAGGAAAAGATCGCAAGTATTTGGTAGCTCGGAAGATGCGCGCAAAAAGTTTACCCCCAACGCGCACCCCCTCGTTTCAAAAATTACTCGCGCGTGTAAATATGAGGTGAGGTGGGTTTAGCGTATCGCGTTAAAAAATAAAAAAACCGCCCCCCCTTCGTCGAGGTTGAGCGGTTGTAAGGAAATCAGAAAAATATTATTTCTCGCCTTGCAAAAACCGATCCGCAAAACGTTCCGTCATTCGTTTATTATTCGCCTGTACCGCCTCTTTCGAATGACTAAAAGCACGTCGATGCGTATCAGAGTGGCACGAATGGCAAAGACTTTGCAGATTGTTATAATCAAACATTAGTTGTCTCATTCCGAGTTCGTGTGATACGGACTCAACCGGGACAGTGTGATGTACTTCCGTTGCAAGCGTACTGCGATTGTTCGCCTCGCACATCTCACAAACCGGATTGCTTTGTAGCTTCTTAGCTCGAAGTAACTTCCATTTGTTGGAGTTAATCATCTTAATGTAATGCGGGTTTCTACTCATTGTTCGTCATAATTAAAAAGAATCTTATCACATTGATAACAATCGTGCAACTCCTTTCGTGTCGCCTCGATGTCGTCCGTTTCTATCTCAACTAAATGCGTCTCGGACACATCGCCCGATTTGCATTGAATACGCCTGATTATATACATAACGTTTCGATCCGGTCTAATCCGTTAATAAGTAATCTAATCCGTGCACAATTCCCGTCGCATCGAGTCGACTGCGTTTCCTGTTTGTGTATCCGGCTTGCACAACCTTTGCAGTTCTTAGACGGACACATTTGTTTATACACTTCGATAGCTTGCCGCCTCGTTTCGTCTCTCTGTATCCGAGCCGCTTCAATAGCGACTTTTCGGATTAAGCCACGCGAGCGGATGCGCTCGTTTGTGGCTTGTTCGATGTACTGTTTTACTTTACTCATTTTACCGTGTTATTTTTAGGTTTGTAATTCCATCCGTTTAACTCGTAGACTTTCCGTTTCGCCTCTTCTTGCGTTGCCGCATCATCTACCTTTGTGTCTCCGTCTGGATCGCGACGATAGATATTGAAGTGTCGAAAACGAGGGGAATAATAATACTTTGATTGATTTTGCGTTTGATTCATTCTTTATAGAATATACAAAGCCCGAAAAGCTCTATTTATTGTTATTTCTTTTATTTCTTAGATAAATTAATTACATTTGAATCGTCGTATAACCTATTTTTATTTTATACTTATGGAACAGTATTTATTTGGTTTTATTCTTTATCAATGTGATCCTAGAACTTTCACAACGATTATGACTGACTCTGTTTACTTTTTACTGACCGAAGATGAAGCTTTTAGAAAATACAAAGAATTAACATCGAAATTGGAAAAAGGTCAGTTTATAGTAATTAAACGAGTCTAAGTATATACAATTCTTAAAATTTTAGCTATACACGAAATGCTCAATCGTCGTATAGTTAATCTAATATTGCCATAATTCTATCGTTTATTAGTTCTACACAAACATTCTAGGCTGCATCCGCGACAAAATGATTTTATTCGCATCTGCATAGAACTTCTTCTTTATCTCAAATCCGTATGCTTTTCGCCCGCATTGAGCGGCTGCAAGTAATGTTGTACCACTTCCGGCGCATGGGTCTATTACAACATCACCCGCATCGGTGAAAAGTTCGATCAACCGCTCAAGCAACGGAACTGATTTTTGTGTCGGATGAATCCGCGGTGTATCTATGTCTCTAGGATAATCGAAACAATTAAATACCATCCGACCGCCATTATTGAATTTTGGCAGTTTATCCCGATACAAGAGTACACCATATTCACAATTACCAACGACCTTCATATTAGCCTTTAAAACTTGTGCCGAAAAGTTCTTTTTAAATACCAGATTGATATATTTGTTCAGCCCGTATTCCTTCGCTTTCTGTATAAGTTCGAATTGTTGCTGAAATTCACAAAAGACAATCATACAGGGGGATTTTCCTTTTTCTTTTGGCTCTTTAACGAGCATCTTGCTACAAAAATGAAGAAATTCAGTAATTCGAAAATCCTTATCGGTATCGAAAAATTCTTTTCCAGCTAATTCGCTTTCTCCATTAGAATTGTCTCCGTCGATATACCAAGATGGATTAGAACCGTATGCGTTCTTCCCAATGTTGTAGGGAATATCCGCAATGATTAGTTGTGCTTTCGGAATACCGTATGTTTTATAGTTCTGGAAATGATCGTTAAATAGTTCTACGTCTTTCATTGAAGCAATAATATTAGTCGTTAATAAATTCGTCCTCGTTCTCTACTACTTCACTCTTGACAGGCTTCTTCACCGGAACGCGAATTGCCTTTTCTGTAAACTTGTTCGATAGATATTGTTTCGCCTGTTCCCAATCTGTAAAGTGTAAATTTGGATCAGTATAGAGCGAGATAATCGTAGAGTTTAATTTATCGAGTGCTCCGAAAGCACTTGAATTTATTGTGCCGTCTAGAGGTGAAAACTTGGCAACTAAGCCGTTATAATTCTCTGAAACAAATCGGTCGATATACTTCCGATTCCGTTCGTTTGCTTCGGCGTGTTCTACAGGAACGTCGTGCAAATAATTTGTGTTTGATAGTTTTTTAACCATATTAAAATCCTTCTAATCGTTTCTGTCCGTTCATTTCGTCTACCTTGTGTTGTGGTAGTTTTCGTTTTGGTTTTACATACTCGAAATGTCGTTCCGCCTGTGATAGATCGTAGAACATTTCTTTGATTTCGTCCGGTAGTACTTCTTCATCATCATCGCCTGGCATCGGATCGGCAACCCGGAGAAAGCAGCCTAAAATGTACTGCATAATCTCGTATGTGCTTTTGAAATGGTAGTCAGCGCGAATCTTATCGAGCCTTTGCCATTGTTCCAGATCGACGCGAACCGGAATCTTTTTAAAATACACAAGTTTCTTTTTTCTGCTTCGCATGGTTTCGTTGTATTAATTATCTTCTACTAGCTCCGTTCAAGTCCAAGACGTTAAACATTTCATTTATTCGATCCGCGATATACGCGCCGTAAATACGCTGTATTTCCTTAATCGTTAAGTTCGTTGTAACATGAGTTATTGCCTCATGTCTCAACTCGTACCGACATTGGAAAATATACTGCATCACGTTTAGTTCAGTACCGAAATACTTTGCCGGGATTGGCTCGCGTCCTAGTTCATCAAAACAGATCATTCGCGGCGTACCGTTGTTGTAAGTATACAATTCTAGTGCATCCTTTCCGCGCATCGAAAAGCCGTTTGCAATACAGGAAGCCGAATCAATCCTAAAACCACCGATCGGATAGCCGCCCTTTGCTTTGCCGCGTGTGAAACAACTATATCGGTTTAGAATCTGCATGATAGTACTTTTTCCTGTACCGATGTCACCTCGTAACAATAGCCCTTTATTTGAATCTAGCTTCTCGGATCGTCCTTCAGTATACAAAAACAGTTGGTTCATTATGTTTCTATTCGAATCGTCAATCTTAAAACCGGGGCAAACGTATTTGCAACACGCTTTAAACCACTCCGGGCGCTTCTCTACTTCTATCGGCTCGTCATAGTACGGTAGTCCGTATGATAGAATCGCCGCTATCGGTAGAGTCTGTTTGCTTCTTGTTTCCATATTCGTTTTTATTATTCTTTAGTTCAAAAAATCCCGCCCAATTATTCGCAATCGATTCATCTACGATTTGAGATGCGACCGCCGGATTACCTTTGCTCAATTTCACTAATTTGTTGTAACACGCTTTGAGTGACTTTTCCGATTTGTAATTTTCCCGCCTGTCTTTCTTGTATTCAAGCCAAAGAGTAAACGTCTCTAAAAACTCATTAGATATAAAATCAAAATCTCCATGAGAGACTTTAGAGAGTATATTTCTGTTTGGTTTCTGTTTTAGTTTATTATAGTCTGTACTATCCCCTGTATCATTGACTCCCTTATCTACTGTATCATTGGCTGTCTGATTGGCTCCCTTATTGGCTGTTTGATTGGCTGTAAAATTTACAGTAGTAGTTACAGTGGTTTTAAATTCCTTCACGAAAGAATAAGAGCTTATAATACGTTTGTTCTTACCAGATTTATAATAAATCAATCCTGCATTTATTAAAGACTCACGGGCTTTTATTAGTGTTTTCTCATTCACGTTAAGCGCAAAACAAAGTTCAATGTTCGAGCAATCGAAAACGTCCCTCCAATCTTCGCCGTTACAAATAGCCACTAATTCGTAAAAAAGGGCTTGTTCGGTGGCGGTAAATCTGAAACGTCGTCGCGCTTTTCGCATCTTTTCGGTTAGCGTATATCCGTCTATATTCATCACACTTATAAAGTCTATCGAGCGACATAATAACTACAAATCCTTATCCCGATCGCCCGCCCTACTTTCAGGACGGAACAATAGCAAATAAAATTATTCTCTCTTCCTCCGTTGCGACACGTTCGACAATCGTGTTTTACTTGCTTTTGTGCTGTTTTCTTCACCATTCTTATACCTCCTTTATTTTAATTCCATGAACGTAAAGCATGAGCTTACGTTTGATTATATACTCCTTTGTCCGAACACCTTTAGTATCTTCGACGATATACTCACCATCCCGATAATAAACGAAATCCGCGATGTAGTAAACTCCTCGTTCGATCAGCTTCTTTTTACGTAGCATCTTCCGCACTCCCTGCACTTCATAGAAACGATATTGAGGCGAAATAAGCTCGTATTTTACTTGCTCTTGTAATCCGGTTATAATCCCCTTCTTTTCGAGTAGTTTCAACTCCTTAGCGCGTCGATATTCCTTTTTAGAGTCGTATCCGTCTATTTTTACATTGTTATACTTTGCCATGTCATTTTAATTGGTTTGTGAATAGTGGATAAGCCCGGATTCGAACCGGGAATGATACTTCAAGAGCCGCACCGCATTAACGGAATGTCTAGCGATCAACCTTACATAACTAGGCGTTTCCAATTCCGCCACTTATCCGATTTGCCGGGGCTTTCACCCGGCGCGTTGTTACTAATTTGATAAAACCTTCGCTCTTTTTATATATCCATGTTTTTGAAACTCATTAATATAAATCAATTCTTTCGTCCAATTCCCAGTATTGTCTTTTTTGGGTTGTAGCCTAAAATGTCCTCTAACGGAGAAGCATTCATTTCGAACAATAGTAGTAAACCATGTGCAATCCATAAGATTAATATCGATGTCTGACTTATTCTTGTATTTTCTTGCTCCAACCTTTAATTTTGATTTGTGACTAATTGTTTTTGTGTCAACTTTAGCGTATTTTTTAAAAAGAATATAGCAAAGGATAAAAGATACTCTAAGGTTGGCGTTACTCATAAGATCAGCCCCCCCAACCCCGTGCATAGATGTTCTAAATGTTACATTCTCTGTATTTATTATTGCGCACACCCCATTTATAAACCATATTGAAGCCATTCCTTCATTTTTAATGATATAAGACACGCCTATATTTCCGAAAATAATAGTACCAGAAGATTCTAACCCTTTTGTAAAATCGCTACCGTTCAATATAGGTTCAAATGATTTTGAAGATTTAATCATAGCGTCATAGAAACTATTTGATAACAAATCTACATTTTTATTTTTCAAAGAATGAACCTCATTTATACGATTTTGCGTAGAGGCTGCTTCTGCATAAAAGGAGCAAGCATCAATTTCGGGAACATGAATCCTTCCATTGAGCACAAAATTTAAAATCGGATATTTTGAATTATCTATCAACATAGCACTTGTTAATTTACTTCATACGGATAAACGTCTACAATCGCCGTTTCTTTAAGCAAAATCGAAGAATAATCCGCCATCGTTCCTTTCATTCCTTCGTCGAGTTTCTTCATTGCGTCGTGAATGTCCGCCGCCTGTATGAGTACGTTTGTATAAGTCCGTTTCTCCTTGCCGCTTTTCTCGTCAAGCGTAGTGAAAGCAAGTCGCCCGGCAAACCATTTATCGGCGGAATCCTCTTCGCTAGTAAATATCTCGCTATAATGTGCGCGGGAAATGTCGGACACTGTAAACTCACCGGAGATAAACGGTGTGACCTCTTCGATTATTCGTGCTTCTGCTTCGGTAAAACTTAGTGCATCGACTAAATACGGTTCAGTCACTTTTTTTTGCATTCCGTTTTCCATCACCTTCTCGTAACGAATTTTACATAAAAACCAAGTGTGCATCATAATTTTGTGTTTATTAAAGTGTTTATAAAAATGTGATTAATCGTGTTGTGTTAGTGTTGTGACGGTACTTTCTTCGTCAATTTCTTTAATTCCTTCCGTATCTTATAAATCTGATTCTTAACCGGAACACTGTTTTTTGCTTCCGGCTTTAACGCCTCGATCTGCATCTTTAATTTTAAGACCTCTTTTGCCTTATCGACACAATCGAGCAAGTCCAGACCGGAACGGATAGATTCGTCTATCATCTCGCTAGCCAACCGGATTCGATCATAGAGTTTCTTTATATTATCCGCGTGGTTGGCGCGATTCATTTCGAGTATTCGACCTTCATTTGTATAACCGTCATAAATGACATAATACAATTTGTCCACGTCCGGGCGACCTAAAAAGTGTCCGAGGAATTGCCAATAATATTCGTCTTTTTCGTCGATGGTATTTCCGAACTGCAGCGATTCGATCTTCCCTTGCGACATCGGGCACTTGATCTCACCCAGAGCGATAACTTTCCCGTCAAATCCGTACACATAGAAATCCGGTGAATCTCCGAATCCTTCAAACGGTTCATTGAAAACAATGTCCTTAAAATCAGTTGTACACGACTTGATCTCGTTCATTAACTGGCTCCGTACCCATTCAAGCGCTAGCGGTTCGTTTTCATGTCCCCAATCAAACGCCTTGTTACTTCCATTTTCTCGCATCGTCCCGGTTCTCCGCTCGTATCGTACTAAATACATCGCGTCTAACGCGGCTTTGCCAAAGGGACAACCTTTGCCCGCTTTCATCAGATCGGGAAGCGTGGAGGCGGTTATTTTGCCCCGTCTCTTTTCCTTCCATTCGATTTCTTTTTGTTCACTTGATTTCATGTGTTACTAATTCTTTGATTTGTTCTTTAGTTAGTTTATATTTCGTCTGTACTTGCGCGACCGTAAAACCACCCGCCAGACCGTCGAGGATATTTTTCCAGATTGCCGATCCTGTCTCAACCGTAGGCAATGAGTTTTCTACTTTCGGAAGAAAAGGACGAATACGAAGCGAATCAACCTTTTCGCCGAAAGCGTCAACTAATACCGCTCCGATTTGGATTTGCTTGTTTATCCATGACTCAAAATTCGGATTCTTGAAAATTTTCGTCAATGTTTTGCAGTTCGTCCGGTTGAGGATCATCGGTTTCACATTTTCGAAGAAATAAGCGACGAAACATTCTTCTTTCTTTCCAGACGCGCCGACCACTTGTTCTTTTTTCGTTTCGCGGATGGTGAGAATTATATCTTTTCCATCCGGTAGGCTGTAAGCGCCTAGATAGTCATAATTAAATTGAGTTTTCCAGTGTGTCATTATCTTGTTGTTTAAAAGTTATCGTTTCCACCCTGATAAAGCGACTCATAACAGTGAGCGCAAACCGTTATTATCTTTGTGCCATGTCTGCCACGTTCGTACGTTTCGACCTCTAATTCTATTTCTTCGCCCGGTTCGATCTCTTCGCCGCAATCTTCGCAAACTAGAGTATCAGAAGGACACGCGCCAAGAACCGTACAAATTCGGCAATTACCGATACATTGAGGATTCGCCGCCATGTCGTTTCACGTTTAGATAGTTACAGACTAGCACATAGACAACCGTGATAAATACGATCAATAGTGCGATGATTAATTTGCCCGGCTCCGGCTCGCCTTCTGCGAGGCTGCACGCTGAAAGCATTAAGATAATAGCGGCGGGGCTTTGTTTTAGTGTTAGCATGGTGTTTAGCTTTATACAACCTTATTACTCTGTATGAATCTATCTATACTCGATAAATCGTACCAGATCATTTTTCCAAATTGAGAAAAAGAAATGAGAGCTTTTTCCCGTAACGTTCTCAAAAAATCATCCGAGCATCCTATATAGGATTTTGCTTCATCTTTACTAAGCCATTTCTTTACTATTGGCTCAACTTTTCCGGTCACTCTAGTTCGTCCCATTGTCGTACTATTCTTTGCGTTCAACATAAATGTTATCTCCGTCGATCCAAGTTTTAAAAACCTTTCCTTCATCGGTTTTTAAATCGGATGCGGTCGTTCTCACTGATTTTCTGCGGTTGCGGGGGAAGTAGGTTTGTCGCCCTACTTCCATCGCTTGCAGTGTCGGTTTAATTGGTGTTGTGTTCATTGTCGTAATATTTATTTTATTAGCTTTGCATAAAAAAAAGAGATGAATAATACAAAGAATCCAAAAGCGATTAACGCCGCTAAAAAGTACATTCAGTCCAAGGAGCAATATTTAAAAACTCGCTCAACGTGGTTTTATAATATATTAATTGCGGGGGCTGGTCTTCTAGGGGCTTTAGTAGCATTATCCAATAATAGCCAAGAATTTTACCCGGTGCGCGTCCTGTTTGTTTCGACCGTAATATTGCTAACACTGGGTATTCTAAGCGTAGCAATCGCGCTATACTATGATATTTTCCGGTCAAAACGCCGCCAACTGGAAGATTATAAACGGTTACAAAATATAGTCTCCGGTGCCAATACCGATCCCACCTCTTTAAAAGGTAAGTCAAAAACCTTTTTATTTTTTGACATATTGACTTATGTATTCTTCTCATTATCATTCATTTCTTTAATAGTATATGTTATAGCGAAAAATCTCCCAGAGTGGTTTTAGTAGCCCCGAAGGGCTACGGATTAATATTAAATAGCTGCTTTCAATCGCTCTATGTCTCTTATTAATTTTTCTTGCCTTGCTACTTCATTATCTGCCATTCCGTCAAGCCCGAGACTTGCATACCATTCTGCATTATTAACAGCCTCTTCTAATGCTATTTCTTTTTTCGCAATTAACGCATTAATGATGCTCTTATCACGGCTTTCGATTAATATCTCTAAGGCTGTCTTTCTGGTTAAAGTGCTAGTTGCTTTCATAATCGTATTTATTATGTAGCCCCGAAGGGCTACGGATTAATATTAAATCTTCTGATAACCGAATGAGTTCATAAACTTCTCCGCGCCTTTGAACGTTTTGAAAGTCTTGCTACTAGAAAGTGTACACGCTAAGAATCTTTGTCCGGCTGTTGTATTAATCAAGCTAACACAACATACCGTTTCGCTTCCTGCTTTTTTAAATTCTACGTCTCCGATCATTCCTGCTTTCATAATTCTATACTTTTATTTGTTAGTTCTTGATTGATTGATTAACTTTGATGCGACAAAGATATACTGAAATATATCACTAACAAAATTATTCAGTGATATATTTCAGTATTTAACATACACTAACAATGACACCTATATGAAACAATGGATTAAAACAAAATGGAAAGGAATATTAGTTATAGCTTCATTTATTCTTTCTATTACGTCTCTGATTAGATGCGAACCAATTGTACTAACCGATTCTTGGCTAGCTTGGTCAATAGGAATATCAACATCTGTTATAAGCATTGCAATCACTGCCGCTATTGCCATACAGGTGTATAACAGCATTGTATCAGAAGCTAAAATAAAGCGTATTATCGAAAGTAAAATAAAAGAAAACAAAGACGCGATAAATAAAAAATCAGAAGATAATAGACAAGAATTTCTGTCGTTTTTATATATAACACAATCTCAACGATATTTTATAGAAGGCGATTACGAAACAGCGCTAGACATCTTAATGAGGGCATTAACCCACGCCAAAGAGTGTATAGAAAGGACAGCATATAACACAACTATCGAAGCTATAAAATTACTTATAAATAAAATCAAAGAAGATAACAATAATTTTTCAATAGAGGTATTTAATCAACTATGGTACAAAGATTTAGTTTCAAAAATAAACGATAAGTCAATAATTGAAATTGAGGATTTTATAAATAAGGTTAATACCAAGACTTCTAAAATTCCAGAAAATGTAAAGGAATTATTAGACCCTCTTAAAAAAGAGAATAAATCTAGTCATTCCAAATAGAATCCATTGTGCAAAATATAATAAGAAATATAACGCAAGTTGGAATTATAGCAAGCAGCATTCCACCTATAAAATCAATCATGATTAAATATATTAAATGGTATAAACGAGTTAATTCAATGCAAATATACTGATATTTATCACTATGACAACAAAAGATAGACTAAAAGAATTTCTTTCATTTAAGAAAATTGGAAGAAATAAATTTGAGGAGAGAGCAAATATAGCTACTGGATATGTGTCGTCTAAATCTATTTCTATCTCATCAGATGTTATAGAGAAAACGGCTACTTTATTCCCTGATTTGAATATCGATTGGCTCGTTACAGGAAAAGGCGAAATGATTAAAAATGCAGAGCGAGAACAAAAAACAATCGAAATTTCCGAATCTGCAATAAGCGAAACAAAACGAAAAGGAGCATTAATATACGACATAGACGCAACCTGCGGGCTAAGTGGTAGAGATATAGAATTTACAGACGAAAAAGTGATAGGAAGTATAGACGCGCCGGAAATAAACCCGGATTCAAAGATTATATTCGCCACGGGCGATAGTATGCTACCTCTAATAGCTTCGGGCGACAGGGTAGTAATTAGAAAGATTGAGAGTTGGGACTATTTCAACTACGGACAGGTTTATTTAATCATAACAAACGAATACAGGCTTATAAAGAGAGTTCGTAGGCATCCTAAAGATGCGGATAATTTAATTCTGCTTCGTAGCGAGAATCCGAATTACGACGATATCGATTTACCGAAACGCGAAATTATTCATCTTTTTATTGTAGAGAATATTTTATCAATCAAAAACATATTATAAATCACTAAAAACAAAACAACATGAAGAAGCTACTATTATTAGCGATATTTTCACTGCTTATTTTGCCTGCAAATTCGCAAAGTAAGTACGAAAAACAATCTAATGAGATCATCGAATTATTCGACTCTATAAAATCGAATTTCACAGAAACGGAAGAAGGAATAAAAATAATCAAAGTTGTAGAACTCCCCAATATAGAAAAAGATAAGATATACATTGCAGCGCTAGAAGCTCTATCTAATATATAAAGACTCTAAGGAAGTCATACAAAATAAAGACAAGGAGTTAGGAACAATTTTTGGGAAGGGAATCTTTTTCGAAAGTAGCATGTCAACATGGGGTGTATTAACAGAATCTAAATGCGAGCACGCAATCAAAATAGAAGTAAAAGATTATAAATGCCGCATTTCGATACAAACAGACGAAATAGAAAACACTGTAAAAAATGGAGTATCAGGACAAACGATAAGCAAAAATAAATATAAACTAAAATCATTTTTTCCTTTTTGGAAAGAATGTCCGATGAAACATCGAAAGGCTAGTTTCTCAAATATATGGTTCTGTTATGCCCACACTGTAGGGGCGGCAGAAACTTTCGAAAAAGAGATAATGACAATTGCCAATAATAGCGATAAAGATAATTGGTAATGCCAATCTCTAAAATAGTTATCAACCACTAAAACAAATCATCATGGGAACATTTTTCGGCTTCATCGCGGCATTATTCGCCGTACTTCAAATCGTCCTATTCTTCAAAATCTGGGGAATGACGAACGACATTAGAGAAATCAAAGAAAAGTATCTATCCTCGACCGATCCAAAGAAAAGCGTATCGCTCTCCAATAATCAACCGACCGAATTTAGTATAGGCGAATTGGTCGTAGAGATAAAGACGAATAAGCAAATGCGGATCAAAGAGATTACACAGGACGGAAAGTATAGTTGTTATACAGGTGGAGGCGCTTCGCATGAGGGTGACTTTACAGCGTCAGAGATTAAGCATTTTAATTCGTAGAGTCCCAATATAAACATCTTCAAACCATTATCTTAAACATACCATTTTATATTAAAAATAAAATAGAAAAAAGTATCTCATTTTATTTCATCGACAAAAATGTCAGTGAAATATTAGTTATTCTATTCAAAATAGCTATATTTGCATAAAAATGTCGATGAATTATGTATATAAGTAAAATAAACACTTCCCAAGCCCCCATTGATGTCTCGCTTAGGGAGATGCTTGCTAAATTTATTCAAGAGAATGAAATTATTGAATCATCTATTGCCGATGAAATAGGGATCCATAAAGAAACGCTATCTAAATTCCTAGAAGGGAAAGCTGAATTAAAATTTATGCAAGCAATTCGTTTAATGAAGCTATTAGACTTAACTGAAAGCCAATTAGTTTCTGCATATTGCAAAGATATAAATATAGATGAAGCATCTTCATTGGACAAATTTGAGAAGCTATCATATATAATGCAAAACTTTGATGTTCCAACATTAAAAAAAATAGGAATAATCAAAAGCAGAGCGAAAATTGATGAATACGAACAATGTATTTGTGACTTTTTCGGTTTTTCTTCTATATATGAGTACGACGACACATCATTAATGCCAACTTTATTTAGTAAGTCAAAAAAGAAAATCTTACAAGAAAAGGAGGCTAAAATGACTACATTTTGGCTCAAATGTGCTATTAGTTCATTTTCTAAAATAGATAATCCAAATGACTATGATAAAGACTTATTATTCCAACTTCTAAAGCGAGCATCAGAGTTTACGCAAGACGAAGTTAACGGTTACAAAAGATTTGTTTTGGTACTATTTCAATTAGGTATCACCGTGTTAACACAATCTTATGTATCTGGAACTAAATCTTTCGGTGTAACGATGATATTAAATGGGAAGCCATGTATCATAATTACAGATATGAATAAGCAGTATCATAAACTTTGGATTAACTTATTACATGAATTATATCATGTAATAAATGATTTTGAGATGCTTGAAAGCATGGATTATCATCTTTCTAACTCTGAAACACCTGAATTATTATTAAATGAGAATAGAGCGGATCAGTTTGCTTTAGATGTTTTGGTTAATCCTTCTGTACAAAGTAAACTCCGGAAAATTATATCATTCCCATTTAAAGTACATCTTTTAGCAAAAGAATTAAATATATCTCCATCAATAATATACGGAGTCTATTTAGAGTCTTTGCCAAATGGAAGATTAAAAGCTCAAGAATTTGCTAAATATAACAATGGTGATAATTTAATATCTTCTGATATTGCTACACGAAATATACTATTCGATGCAGTGGAAAAAAGATCATTAGAAAATGCTATTGAGAAAATGAAAACTGAATTATTTAAAAGAGCAATCTAAATAAATTAACATTATGGAATTACCAAAGAAAAAATTAGAAGATCTAATCAGTGCTGCAGATAAAATTATTGAAGCAAATAATCAAACACAAGAAGATTTGTTCAGACAAGTAAAGAACCCCAATGCAATAAGCGAAATATTAGATATACCACTACAGGATCCTAAAAGATCATATACCCTTTATTATCAAAATATTCAAAAATTTCTTGGTGATTTTTTACCAAAAGATAATGATATAAGTAAAACTATTAGAGAGTTAATTTGCATTTTACTTGCACATAAAGAATTATCAGGCATCACGTACGGCACTCGTGAAGCGGATTCTCGTATGGCTACAACAACAGATATGGAAAATCTAATAGATGTTCTTTCGGAGTGGTCGGAAACACCTACTGATTATTTTAAACTTGCCAATATTCTTTTGAAAAAAAATAAAGAACTGGGGTATATCCCAGAAGAGCGTGAAATAAAAGATTATTTGAAGTAGTTCAAGTAAACGGGTACATAATTTTGTTTTCCTGTTTTGATATACTCTAAAAGGATTTCAGTAAGTTCAAATAAGTATATACTATCTGTATTTTGAAAGCCTATGGTTCGAGGCTGTTCTTTGTGAGTAATGATTTGAATAGCTTGCTTTAAGCAAAATGCTCTTAGTTCTTCATCTGTCATAATAGTACTTTTTCTATTAGCCGGATAAACTAGAAACAGATAGCTTAAATTCAAACAAATAATATTTGCTATTTCTGATTGATTGATTAACTTTGTATTGAAAACGTTCTTTGATAAAGATGAAATATAAGAGGTGATATTTATAAGAAAGGGCATGAGTACCGTTTTTTAATGCAAATTCGGTGCAAATAGATTTTATAAATATTATAAGATATTAGTTATAAGCGTTTTAGATGGTGTACAAAAACGCCTCTCACGCATGTAATACGAGTTCGATTCTCGTACCCACTACCAAAGAAAAAAGAGGAAATGCAGTTTAACTACATTTCCTCTTTTTCTTTATAGATCTCGAAATAAGATTCCTTATCAATCCTCAACCGGACTCTATCCTCCCTTTTCTGTCCTGCCAGATTCACAAACAGATTGAAATACAGTTGGCTGAAAGAAAGGTTGGAACGATCATAAGTAATATCAAATGTCCAGGTTCTACGAAAAGAATCGAACGTTGCATACGATTGCTCACCCCCTTTACACATAAACACTTCCGGGAAAGACGTAGGAGGATAAGGCTGGAATAAACCCGCTAATTGAGCATAAATATAGTCAATCATCCATTCGTCTCCTGTTAAAGTCAATTCTCCCTTTAAACGAAGTTTAATGGCATAACTGGCAGTCACGTCGGACGAAGTATAAACAGGAACCTGGCTTTCTGCCGGATAGTTGCCGTCTTTATATCCAAGACTCATCGTTAGTTTGGATAGACCGACACCATTAAAGCCACTCACCTCCTGATCTGCCAACCGGTTTTTCAGGCTGACCATGAATGTCAGTTTACCGAGCGTCGGATCACCCGGATATTGTGCAAGCGTGTCCAATACATAATCTTCGGTATTGTAACTACGGGCTATTAAATCACCCTTTCCAGCCTCCAAAGCCGGACCACCTCTTTCCACATCCACGTTGCCAACCGGATAATAAATAGCATCATTATCCCTTACGCAACCACTCAAACAGAACAGCAACACTGCCAAACCTATTATCTTATTCATTATCATCTTACCTCTTGATTTTGCGGACAAAGATACATCTTTTTTATACCACACTTGATTTATGTCAACCGTTTTTAGTATTTTTGCACACATCAAGACAGAAAAGAC